CGACCATGCCGGCAATATTTTCTGGGTAAATTTTTACATCCTCATTAGGATATACATCGCTAAATTTTATAGGCATTACTTACCTTCCCTCAGAGTCTCATACTCCGCAACTAAATAATGATCGGGATGGCTGGGTTCTTTTTTTAACCATTTAATATCGTATCCTTTATAGAACCCGCCATCTTCTATTGTTAGGACTTTTTCTTTTTTTTCTTTAGGCATAATCCCTTTCAATGAAAAAGGCCTACAAGTGGCCTTTTCACCTGCTACTGACTCCCATCTTTTACTACTCCCGTAGTAGTAGCTAACTAATTAAATTATTTCCAGTTTAATCTATAGAAAACCAGATCGGATTGAATTCACCCGCCGTTGCGGTCTGCATTGCCTGGCCGATAACAACCTCGGCGTCCATATCAGATTTAAGACCGACTGCGCCATTTGTCTCGTTTGAGATAGAACACAAGAATCCCACTGTAACACCTGACGTATCTACTAAACAAGCTGCTACACCCCTAGTCTTAAGCCAACCGAAGTTTGCGACCGAAACATCCCAATCCATAATTGAAACCCCCGCCGCTCTCTCAGTAAGTAATTGGGAAATAGCTGGGTTATTCCACGGATTTCTGACTAAAGTTACCTCCGAGCTGGTGGTGGCCGCTGTAAGCAATCCTCTTTCAAGATTTACATCAGTAGCCAAAGAACCTGCGTTCGCCTCGTGAGTAGTAATTTTATACGATTCACCTTCTGGACTAACATCGGAAAATGATAGCCAACCTTCGTCATATTCATTAGCGTCTACTGCTGTAGCTCCCATTGTGGGGATAACTTTGGTATCTCCGACTGCCGCTGCCGCTGAAAGTGCTACGTTTTGGTGATTTGCTTCCCTAGCAAGGGAAACTTGTAGATTGCCCGCAATCAGATCCGATGCTGTAGATAATATCTTAGTATATCTGTAAAGATCGCCGTTTTCCGCATATCCGACAGCTCCCAACGCGTGCATCTGTCTGTTGTGTTCCGAATAGGGATCTCCCTCTGCTATAAATAATGGGCCTGTTAATCTATGTTGACTCATTTATCTCCTTAAACTCCAGTAACCCCAGTAAGTTTACCTTGCCTCCTGGGCTGGGAACCAACTACTTGACCTATCACATAAAATCTCCCAAGCATTCCTGCCTGATTTGGCATCATCTGCATCTTTTGGAAGAACCAACCTGCGTCTGAAGGCGGTTTAATTTGACTCGCCACACCCTCCATTGTTCTATTGGCCGCAAGACTTACTTTTTCAAGAACTCCCTGGTATTTGGCGGGAACTATTGATCTACCTCTCCACTCCAAATATCTTTCATTGACTGCATACCAGACTCCGCTTGTCGCCGCATCATCCGCAACTGCGGGTGTTCCCCTGAATGATAATGCGGTAAATCCTGCTGCTCCCGCTAATTCCGCTCTGCTTCTGCCGACTGCTGTACCCCTTAATGAGAGTGCCGGATAGCCAATGCTTGCGTATTCTGCCCTTACATTCGGCTGTAAAAGCCTTTCGTAAAGATCAAATATAGTTTTAGTTGTGTCATAAAGTGAAGGATACTCAGATTCAATTCCCCCTGCCGATATCGCTGACTCAAGAGTCGCGAGTTTAGCTAGGGTAAGAGTTCCACCTGAGGCGGTTACAGTCCCGTTTAGAACCGAATATGTAGTCCTAGATTGACCCCCGATAGTTGAATTATTAGTACCATCGTCTACATGGGCTTCAAGACCTAAAGGTTGATTGCCCGAACCCGTGCTATAAACTGCCGTTCCCAAAGATTGTACAGTTTCAGCGATGGCCTCCTCTAATTTAAACAAATCTAAATCTATTGATTGTTCGGGTCCAGAGTTCGCAAAAGACTCTAACATGACCGATACAACTGGTTGCGCAAATGCAGTCTGTGCGTACGAAAGTTCAATTAATGTATCCGATGCCTGAGATGAAAGTGTTTCAAGTCCCGCGAAATATTCCCCAAGACCTGAATTAACTACTTTTATAGGAATATCATAGGTTTTACCGTAAAAAGGCTTTCCATTGCCCATTAACCTTGCCATGAAGGTTCTGGAATTTAAAACGTTATCAACAGCTTTTCGCTGTAATCTACGTTCAGTAGTAGGATTAATCCTAGCGTTTGGATTTATACCATCGGGTGTTACACCTTGTGCCATACTATTCTCCTAAACAAATACAAAACCCCCGCTTTCGCGAGGGTAATTCCCTTTAATAATTCGCATTATATACCTAATGCATACGTTGTCAAATTCTAATGTTTTACCAAATCCTCAAGGTTTGCATTGTGCAATTGATCGTATCCTAAATCGTCATCCCCCAGGTCAACGGAGCCTTTTCCGCCCGAGACTGGTGCGCTAGCTCCGGGTGGTAGTTTTTTCCCAGGTTTATAAAATCTATTATAAATATGAATTATATCTGATATGGGCTCCTCGCCTTTATTCTCTAGGTCCAATGATATCTTATACATAGTCTCAAATATCTCGGCCTGGGCTACAAGTCCTGAATCTTTTCTCTCCTCGGCTGTTAATAATTTATTATTTTTTAATTTCTCTTTTATTGAGGTATTTATTTCAGGTATTAGACCTTCTGATCTCAAATAATCTAACTGTTCATCCCATCTTGTATTAACCTTTTGTATACGCTTATCCTCATTTTCCTTAATTTTGTCTAGTTCTGCTTTTCTTTCGCTTTCGTTTTGGGTTCTGATAAATTCCGAATATTCGTGATTTCCCTTAGCTACTTCCTCCCAATCCTTTGGCCTAACCTCGCCTCTCTTTTCCCAGGGAAATTTAAATCCCGCTCCCTCGGCTTCGGCTTTTTCCTTATCGCTCATGCCTATAGCCTTAAGGATATCTAATTTCATATCCTCTTTGGACTTTTTTATTGTCTCGTCAATAATTTCCTCAAGGGGTACTTCTACCTCGGGTTCTTTCGGTTCCTCTTTAGGCTTTTCGGGTTCCTTAGGTTCTTTTTCAGGTTCTTCTTTAGGTTGATCTCCCAAAAAGTCTTTAATGGTTTCATTATTAGTTTCGTCTATTAGATTAGTTATTTCTTCTTTGGGTTTGTCTTGAGGTAATTCCTCTTTTTTGTCCATAAAAGAATTATAGCACTACAATAAAATTACACAAATTTACTTCTCATTTACTTCTCATTTACTTTTCATGTGACCAGACTCGGCAGCATATCTCGCCTGCATAGCTTTCATAGCCTCATCATGGGATAGCTCAGTCTTATTTCCAGCGACTATTTTCCCGCCTTCTTTTTTGACCACCACGTAGCTTTTACCTTTTTTTCTCAATTTATACGGCATATATATATTATATCACGGGCAGTGCGGATATTTCTACTCCCGTGGGTGGAACTGCGGGCGTTACAGGCTGTTGCGCTAAGGCGTTGGCCATATCCACCGTAGTTTCATTGCCACGCACGTACTTTTCAAAATATAGGGATGGGTTGGTTTGGAATAATATTAATCTTTCCGCCCTACCCTCAGGATCGGAGGCCTCTATATCTTTAAAAAATGTTACGGGATCGGTCATTTGTATTCCCGCCAACTCGTAGGCTTCTCTTTTGCGCCTTAGTTTATCCACACTTGAGGCTGATACCTTAACCTCAACACCATCCTCAATCAGGTCTCTAGTAATTTTCATAAACGCTGTTCTGCCATTTGAACCCTCTATTTTTTCTAAATGCTCCTGTGTATAAAACAATTTAATGAATTGTAAAGCCCAATCAGCCATATTTTCAGCCGCAGCATTAATGGTGTCCTCAACCTCGTCATCAATCCTTGTAAAGTCTGACTCCTTGAACAATTGCGTTTTAGTAGCGGGGTCAGGACCTTCCCTAATGCCTCTTAATGCCGCGTTGGTGGCCATTTTTGAAAACAATCTTTCTCTGTTTTGTGCCTGTTCTTGGAATAGCGCGGCAGAAGGTTGTTCACCTGGTATATGTAAATAAACATCCGATAACGCGCCATCTAACAATAATGCCTGGTCGGGATTAGAGGAATCTATACTTTGTATATCGCCGGCCTCAAGGCCCGATTTGGTAGAATATACGTCCTTACCTCTTGATCTTGACGTTATATCTGATATCTGTCTACCCCTTAAATTGACTGTATCTTGAAGGTATTTAACCTGTTCTATTCTTGAGGTTTCATCTAAAGGTTGCATTCCCAATTGGTCATATCCTAGAAATACAAATGGCTTTTTGGGATACTCAAAATGATTATGATAGATCTTATCTAAAGTAGCCCCCATTATGGGCATTCCCGTTGTCATTGCCTGTCTAATATCTGCTTCACTCAATCTTTTTTTACCTAATTCCTTGTCATAAGTAAATGTTACAGTTTCACCTTCCCAGTCCCAGTAGGGATTTTTGATCTTATCAAAGACTAGCTTTTTGTATTTCCAACCCACACCCTCCTCGCGAATCCATTTATCATTGCTTTTTCTATACCATGTAAACCAGATTTCAGATATCTTTAGCTTGCTAGCTAATTTCTTTTCGCCAGGCTCATCTTCCCAACCTAGAAGTTCAAGAACGTCCTTCTTTTTGTCGGGCCATTTCATTATTATTTCTTTTATGGAGAGGTCGTAGTGGTGCGCCACAAAACTCATGTCATCAACGTTATTTGAGGTGGCTGTATGATCCATATCTATATTTTCAGGGTGCACATTTTCATACAAATAGTCTCCTAATCTGCCTAAGGAAGAATCCCACCTGCATTTGATGGCACCTATAAAGTAGAGGGGTCGGTGCTTATACGCACGGCCTAAAACTATTCTAGTTTGTCTCTTTCGCATTCTATTGTTAATTACCTCGGTAAGAGTCTCGGCAGTTTTCTCGCTTTCGGGATTTTGGCTTCCTGGTTTTACTAGAAGGTCGGGCACCCTTGATACTGCCGTAGCTTTCAGAATTCCTTCAGCCTCATAAATCACATTGTCTTGGTATCTGGCATTGTGCTTCTTTAGTTTATTTTCCTCCTCCATCCGTTTGGTTTGCCTGCCGAGATAATAATCCACATTCTCTTTTCTGCGGTTCTTTAAATCCATTTTTTCAAAGAATTTCCTTGATTCATTAATAAGAGAATCCATAACATCAGCAAAGTCTTTGTCGTCCAGATCCAATTTGAGCGGATCCATCTCCGCTACAATGCCCTCTGTTGCAATAGTTTGTGTAGGTTCACTTAATATATCTTCGCCGAATATTTCCATAAACAAATTATATCACCTGCTCAATGGCTTGCTTAAAGATTATTTTTCTTCCGCAGTTGGGATTTCTGCATTGTATCATTATAGGATATGAATTAGGAACCTTTCCAGGTATTTCCGCTATTATGTCGCCTTGATACTGGGCTACGGGGTTTCTACAGTCAGGACAATGATATATTCTCCATTTATCATCGGCGGTCTTTACAATCCAGACTGTATATATACGTTTGGCTGGAATAATTTTGCCCGTAACTAGATTAAACTCCTTATTGTGTATAGGATACAACATTTCCCTGATTTTATCATACCGCCCTCCAATCCTTGTTCGTGGGTTTGCCATACTCAAACTCCTTTAGATTCAATTCGTTTATAACTGCCGGTAATGCTTTTTTCCTCTGCGACAACCCGACGCCTCCCAGTTTTGCGGGTATGAAATGTATGTCTGACAATCCGTATGTAAGTGAATCATATAAATGATCCTCGCTATCGCTGTTCACATCTTCCACGTTATATTCGTCATAAATTAACAAGGGTAGCGTCCTAATTAAATGCTGGCAACTTTCGGAAATTAACAAATATGGCAATCCATCGGGGGCCGTAGAAAGCCAGTTGTGTAATGTAGCTACCCTTCCCACTCTATTTTTGGTTCCTCTGGTTAAACCTAACCAGTAATTTCTGTTTAGTTGATTCCATTTTCTCTCCATTAACTCGGCTATAGGTGCTGATCCATCTGTTTGCGTATTGAACATAGATGAA